GCGTTACATCCCCGGGTTTACCGACCCGCGTGCAATGTACGGTACACCCGGCGTGTAAAGTGACAAGGGCTGGTCTAAAAAGCCAGCCCTTTTTCGTTAAACCTGATCAAGCTTTTCAAGGAGAAGATCAAAATGCCTCAATTTTCTGATGACCTATTTTTAGGCCCGGCCCAAACTTACATGGGAACGGGAATTCGCCCTTACAGCACAACTTTTACTGGCTCAATCGCAACAACGACATTGACTGTAACTGCTCTATTGCAAGGCGCACCACTTGTTGTTGGTATGTTTGTTGACGGTTCAAGTGTGACCGACGGCAGTTATATCACCGCATTTGGCACTGGCACTGGCGGCACAGGCACTTACACGGTAAGCGCATCGTCTACGGCGTCCAGCACTACGATGACCGCGCATAGCAATATTGCGTTTGACAATCCATCTCCAATGGATTTGGGTGTTGGCCCTGTTGGCCGCGTTTATGTTTGGGACGTACTGCCTCAAGCATTGATTGCAAACAGCGTTGCCGCTACGCAGACTCCTGCCGCCGCTGGTTCGCTTACGTTAACCGCTGGAACGTCGGTAAAATCTGTTGTTTTGAACAACGGCGTAACGGCTCTTCAGTTGGATGTCCCCCGCGCATTGAGCGTAACGACTGGTGCGGGTTCTCCCACATCTCGTAATTTCACTGTTTCAGGCTACGACTATTATGGTCAAGCCATGAGCGAAGTGATCGCATCCAGTGCGTCTGCGTCAACAGCCGTAAACGGCAAAAAAGCCTTTTACATTGTTACCGGCATCACCGTATCTGGTGGCACTGTAGTAGCAATTACTGTTGGCACGACTGACATCATTGGCATTCCAGTTCGCGTGTTTGACGCAGGCTACGTTGTCAATGTGAAATACAACAACACCTTGGCGGCCGATGCTGGAACTTTTGTTGCGGCGGCTACGGCTACAGCAACGACCACCACTGGCGATGTTCGCGGTACTTATGTGCCTTCTGGCGCAACCGACGGCATTAAACGTCTGGTGATGACAATTGCCCTTCCCGCTATTGCAGTTGGCCCTAACGCTACTCGCGTTGGCGCTCTCGGCGTAACTCAAGCCTAAAGGAGAGTGACATGGGACAATTTAAACCAATGGTCAAGATGGAGACCACAGAGCCCTCAGTTGAGTTAAAACTCAAAAAGGGTGGCAAGGTAGCCAAGAAGGCTGACGGCGGCATGATGGGCTCGCCAATGGGCGCTATGCCCCCGCCTATGCCTGCTCGTGGCGGCATGATGGGTGCCAAGGCTCCTATGAAGCCGCCTCTGGCCATGCGCCGGCGTGCAATGCGCGGAATGCCGGCCGGTGCCGGCCCGGCGGGTCCAGTCGGTGGCGCTGCTCAAATGCAAGCCTCAATGCCGCCTCCTATGCCGTCCGCCCCAATGAAAAAAGGCGGCAAGGCTGACATGGAGCAAGACAAGGCCATGGTCAAAAAAGCCTTCAAGCAGCACGACATGCAAGAGCACAAGGGCGGCAAGGGCACGTCTCTCAAGCTGAAGCACGGCGGCAAGATGGCCACTGGTGGCGTAGTTAACGGCCAAGGTGGTTTTGCTACCGGCGGTGTAGTGAAAGGCCAAGGCGGATATGCCACTGGGGGCGTTGCCAAATCAAACGGCGGCGGCTACAAAAGTGGTGGTAAGGTCAAAGGCATGATGGGTGGTGGCATGGCCGGCGATGGCATGATGGGCGGCGGGATGATGGATGATGGCATGATGAATAACAGCATGTCTGCCGCTTACAAAAAAGGTGGTGCCACAAAAAAAGCCTACGCGGCGGGGGGTACTGTTAACTCAGGCCGTCCCGTCGCGATGCCTCAAGGCAACAAGCCAGCCTCCAAGCCTGTAAGGATTAACGAGCTTGCTGGAACATTTAAGCGTGGTGGCACGGTAAAAATGAATGGTGGAGGCTCTTCCACTGAAAAGTTGGAAGACATGTCCAAAGGCGCTTATGACAAAGCGCCAAAGTACAGCCGTGACGTTGAGGATGCGCTGAACCCGTTGGGCATGGTGAAAGAACTTGCGAGTAAAGCAAAAAACTTCTTCATGCCCAAAAAAACTGCTGACAGCGTGACCAAGACGAAAGAGTCAGTTACCGTTACTCCCGCAAAAAAGCGGGGCGGTGCGGTGAATTGCTGAGTCTAAGTGGGGGCTTCGGCCCCCGCTTTTAATTGGAGAAAGAAATGGGAACTTATTCTTCCGCAACGCGCCAAGGTGCGTATGAGCCATTTGAACTGCAAGTAGCCCGTGGGCAAGTTGATGGTCACAATGCCTTATTTAAGTTTGGCATCAATGGCGATGTCGGTACATCTATTGAAACAGTTTGGGCGCAAGGTGGAACATATGTGTATCCTGCCTCCGCAACTGTTATGAAAATTTCTAGTTCCAGCGCGGATGACGCGTCGGCTGGCACTGGCGCAAGATCAATTGCTATTTTTGGTCTTGATGCAAATTACAACGAAATTAGCGAGTCTGTCCTTTTAGATGGGCAAACAGCAGTCAACACTGGCAACAGTTATTTGCGTATTTCTCGTATGTATGTAACCACAGCGGGTTCTGGTGCAACTGCCGTAGGAACTATTTACGCTGGCACTGGCACTGTTACTTCTGGCGTCCCTGCAAACATATACGGCATGGTTGCTATTGGTGCAAACCAAACGCAAATGGCATTTTGGACTGTACCTGCTGGGTACACCTTGTATTTGATGGGAGTTTTCTACACATCTGGAAACGCAACCGCAAATACTTGGACAAACTTTCAAATGAATCAGCGTCCATTGGGCGGAGTTTTTAGACAACAAACTTCGGCTAGGGTTGCTGGTAATGGTGACTTCATTCTTGATTTGCACACCCCTATTGTTTTTGCTGAAAAGACAGACATTGAAATTAGAGCAATTGCTTCAGCAGGGGCTTCTAATGTGTCTGCTGAATTTGAAGGCATCTACATCAAGAACCCAGACTAACCATGCCAAGCAAATCTCCTGCTCAACACAAGTTCATGGAGGCGGTTGCGCACAACCCGGCGTTTGCCAAGAAGGTGGGCATCCCTCAAAAGGTTGGCAAAGAGTTTGCCCGCGCTGATAAACGAATGGCTGATGGTGGTGGCGTAAATGCTGCTGGCAATTACACTAAGCCAGAGCTTAGAAAGCGTATTGTGTCAGCAGTCAAGTCTGAAGCCACACAAGGTACGGGCGCAGGACAATGGAGCGCCAGAAAAGCGCAGCTTGTGGCCAAGCGGTATAAGGCCGCAGGTGGCGGTTATCGTGATTAAAGCGCCACAGAAATCCCTAAGCGATTGGGGCAAACAAGACTGGGGAACCAAAAGTGGTAAAAAATCTTCTGAGACTGGTGAGCGATACCTTCCAAAAGCTGCGATTAAAAGCCTCAGCCCTGCTGAGTACGCTGCGACGACCAAAGCCAAGCGAGCAGGAAAAGCCGCAGGCAAACAGTTCGTAGCTCAGCCAAAAAAAATTGCGCAGAAAACAGCTAAGTACAGGTTCTGACCATGTCAAAAAACAACTTATCCGTAGCCAAATCTTTGAAGAAGGCTGGGTTTTACGAGCCGTCCAAAAGCAAGCCTGAGAGGGTCAAGATCATCAACGATGTGACGACCAAACCTCAACGGCTGAACATGGTTGAGAAGCTGTTTTCAGATAAAAAATTGAAGGCTGGCGGCCCGTCTCTTGCGGTCGGCCGAGGCGAAAAATTGCCGGTCAGCAAGGGCGCTGGGCTGACAGCTAAAGGTAGGGCAAAATACAATGCAGCTACGGGCAGCAACCTAAAGGCTCCACAGCCCCAAGGTGGCGCACGCAAAGATTCATTTTGCGCACGCATGTCGGGCATGCCGGGGCCAATGAAAGACGAAAAAGGCAAGCCAACACGCAAAGCGGCAGCCTTAAACAGATGGAAGTGCTGATATGGCGTACTCAGGATCTGTAGGTACAACCGTCATAACGGTCCAAACGCTGATTGATCACGGCGCACGTCGCTGTGGCAAGTTGGCTGGAGAATTGACTTCTGAGCAGGTCCTAAGCTCCCGCGAGTCGCTGTTTTTCCTGTTGTCCAACCTGATCAACATTGGCATCCAGTATTGGGCCATCAGCAAGAAGGTCTACGGCTTCTCGCCTGACCGCGCAACGTACCTGCTCCCTTTGGGCGGCAATGACGTGCTCAACGCCCTGTACCGCTACCTAAACCGCCCTGACGGCAGCTACACAACTTCGGCCGGCGGGACGGTTGGCAACGTCTATGACGGTGACGTGGACACGATCTGCACCCAGACCTCGGCTAACGGCAACATTGCTGTCAACTTTGGCCCGTCCAACCCAATTTTTATTGGCTCCATTGGCTTTCTGCCGGCCTCCAGCGGCACAAAATCATTCATCCTTGAATACTCGCTTGACAACGTGACTTGGGCGACTTTGGTTGATCTTGGGTCCATTACCGTGGTGGACAACGAGTGGATCTGGACCGACATTGTCAATGGCCAGACCGTGCCGTACTACCGCATCCGGGCCTACAGCGGGACCACTCTGAGCCTGCGAGAGTTGTATTTTGGCAACAACAGCACCGAAATCACCATGTCTCGCCTGAACCGCGACGATTACACAAATCTGCCCAACAAGAACTTCACGGCCAACCAGCCGTTCCAGTTTTGGTTTAACCGGACCATTCCGCAGAGCGAGATTGTTCTTTGGCCAACACCCCAGAACGCCTTCTACCAGATGGTTGTTTGGTACTCACGCCAGATCATGGACGTGGGCGACCTGTACGGCGAGCTAGAGGTCCCACAGCGCTGGTACGAGGCCGTGGTGATGATGCTGGCTCACCGGATGAGCCTTGAGCTGCCCGGCGTGGACATGGCCCGCGTTCAGTACCTAGAGGGTCAGGCGGCAAAGTACCTTGCTATGGCCGAAGAGGAAGAGCGCGACAAGTCGCCGATCTACTTTGCCCCTAACATTAGCGTGTACACAAGGTGACCTGTGGCCATCTTTCTTGACACCCTCGGATACTCTGACATTGCAATTGCAATATGCGATCGCTGCAAGATGAAGCGGCCGCATGCTGTGATGCGCAACGACCCCAACTTACCGGGTCTGAGGGTATGCAACGAAGGCTGTGCAGATGAGCTTGACCCCTACCGCCTGCCGGCGCGCAAAACCGAAAGAATAACGATTAGGTTTCCACGCCCCGACCTCCCAATTGGTGCCGGCGACAACTATCTGATCACTGGGGGCGAGACCAGCGTATATCAGATCTCGACTGAGGGTAATACCCAGACTCCAACATCTACCGGGAACAGGGACACTATTGCACCAAACCCGCCAGACAACACGAGCACATAATGTCCGCACAAGTAACCATCCTCCAGCTCCCATCGGCCGGTGCCATTACGGGTACGGAAGCGGTCCCGATCGTCCAAAATGGCGTGACGGTGCAGACCACCACAAGTGCGATCGCCGCCTCCCCGTCGCAGCCATACACCTACTTGACCGTTGCCCAGACGCCTCAGTTGGCCAACAGCCGCTACGTTGGCGCAACCAATGGCCTGACGGTGACGGACGGCGGGGCGCAAGGGCTCTTCAATATAACGACCACAGACGCTTTATTGTCCTTGGTCAACTCCAGCACTGGCATTCAAGTTAAAACGTCTTCTACGGCCCTTACAAGCCGCTCTGTGGCCTCTTCCGGGGCGGGATTGACAGTTAC